ATAACACAAAGTTCCTCATGTAGTTCTAGTCTACTGCCCATTGTATACACCCCCAACATCTAGTATCAGTCTTGGATACTTAACTTCAACACTCGTGATTTTCCATTTAGCATCCATAAACTCAACGTATTTCATAGAGTGAAAATTTTTATAGGCATATGGATCGGCTAATATACTAATCTGAGAATTGATACTCAAGTTATCGTTTGTGCTATCGGGGTTGATCGACCATCTACTTGATTTTCTAAGCAAATCGCCAGAATATACTCGTTCAGTAACTTGCTCTTCGTATATTCCCGGTCGTGTCTCGACGAGATCAATGTATCCAATCGTTCCATGAAATTTTGCCATGATTATTCACTCCATTTCGAATTGTAAGCGCTTACAATTACTCCTTTACGGGTTCTTCAAGCGCAATTGCGGAAGCGATTTCCGTAAGAGCACCCGACAAACGAGCTTCCATCAAGTACTTATACTTGTTGAAGTCGATATCGAAGTCTTCGAAGTCCGTAATTTCGCCACCCTTCGTAGCACCGAACTGATAGTTAGCCATGTTAACGAAGAGACCAAGAAGCTTGTGTACTTTACCCTCTTTGTCGGTTCTCGTCTTACCAGCCATCTGTTCCACGGTGTGGATTTCACCAACGTTAAGCGCTTTAGCAAGTTCGGCTTTGGAGTCGTAGATACGACGACCATTAAGGTCACGAGCAAGCAACATAACATTCAACAAGTGAGGTTCACAGTAGAAGTCGGGCGTGCCTTTACCCTTATACTTTTCACGAGCATACAAAGCAGCCGTAACAACAGCTTCCGAATAGATGTAGTTTTCACCGAAGTTAGCACCGGTGTTGCTACCCTGCAATTCCTCCTTAGCAGCTGCAATATCAACGTCCGCGTGGATCGTGTACAGTTCTTCATCATTCCAGATAGATCTGATGTGATTTTCATGAATCTTATCAGGATCAGTATCTTCACGACCATCACCGATAAGAGCCGCCAAAGCGATATCTTCTTCCATGTTGTGTTTCATTACAACTTTCTGATATGCAACAACATCGAAATCCGTAATATCCGTAATATCGTCACGATGCAATTCATCTCTACGATATACGGTCTGAGGATCGGTCGTTCTCATGATGAGTTTGATATCGCCGGAAAGCGACTTAGCAACTTTACGGTCGTTATAACCCTTAGCTCTAAGCTCATTAGCTCTAGCATCCGCCTGTCTGGTACGAATACGGCTGATAGGGCTCTTATGAGCCTTTTTCATAACCGAAGCAACCCAGCTCTGGTCTCTTTCCAAAAGCTCGGGAGCACCCGGATGAACATCTTTATAATCGGGGAAAAGTTGCGCGATTTCTTCAAAACCGTGAGCAAGCGATTTCTCCTCTGCATAAATGCTCATAGCCGCCTTCAAGCTACCCACATTACTCTGCTTAGCCAAAGCGATAATCTCTTGCTGATCGGAATGGCTGAGCACACCTTCGTTGTTTCTTTCGTCGTTTTCGAACACGTTATGTTTCATGTCCTTACCTCCATTTTCATTTTCATTATCTTTTTCATTAAGAGCATCTTCAACAGCCTGACCAACTACCAAGTACATTACATTCTTCTGTTTGTCGGTCATAGTATCAATTACGTCTTGTACCGTCTCGTTTTCGGACGTTTCTTCTACTTTCGTAGATTCTTCTTTTTTAGTTTCTTCTGCCACCGTAGTGTCCTCCTGTTTTTCTACCTTTTTAGGTTCTTGTGAATGGCGAACAACAAGGGCATTCTCATCATAGTTAGCATAAAGCCCTTCGCTTTCTTCACCGTCATCACCATGTGCCATAACAAAATCGATATATGCGCCAGGGTTAGCACCAGCCAACACGAGACTCAACTCACGAATAGAACCGTGAATTACATCGCCACCGATTTGTTTAAGTTTGTTTGCATAAATGGACAACGATCTCACATCACCGTTCTCAACAAGCTCCTTAGCGTGTTTTCCGTTGTCGGTGTTGTTAAACGTACAATACGCATATACGCCTTCATCACGATTCTCGAGCAACGCATGCCCCAAAACCGCTTCGCTTGTCGAATGGTCGTGATTCCAAATCAATGGAACCGTTTGACCATCATTGTCTTTGAACGCGTTTTTGCGAATGGTTCGACCGTCTCCACAAAGCAAATCGTTTCTAGTGGCCCAGCCACTGAAATGGAAATCAAGTTCCTTCTCCATTTTGAAGTTTGCCTCCTTCGACATCATTGTTGCCAGTTTTATTAAGTTGTTTCGGGTTTTCGTCTGGGTGATTCAGGTTGCTGTTTATAAGTTCATCAGCTTTAGGATCATCGGACGGGTTCAACCCAATTACTTGACGAATTTCATTGGAACTCATTATCTCGTTTCTAGTAAACTTATCGGCTATTTCAGCGATTTCACTTACAGGAACAAGTTTAAACGGATCGTTAAAGTAGCAAATCGATTGTCTCTGAGTACGAGCAGTCTTTGTTAAGAACTTTCGCTTCACTTCATCAACAATCGCAGATACGATAGGTTCGATGGTTCTATTAGTGTAATTAAGCATCGTCTTCTCGTCTGCCGTTCCATCCAATACGCTTTGATTTATCCCTAACTGGCTGTATAGCATACTCGTCAAGTATTCAATCTGCTTCATTAGATTGTTTTCGACAGGTCGATTCAACTGCGTAATACGTTCGGTACCGTCTGTGTAAGCGATACCATACTTAGAACCAGACAATTGCATTTCAATGTCTTTTCGTCTATCTTCCGCTTGCTTCTTTCTCGCTTCCGATTTGATAATGTACGGCAATTGAATGATTAGATCCAATTTACCAGAACCGCTTTGTTCGTCAATTGAGTCCAATAGATTTAGTTTTCTAATGAGACGTTGCATCGTAGAGTTAGGTTCATTAACTATCGCATACAACGGATTCTCTATAATTCCGACATCAGATTTTTGAAGTATTACTTCTTCCTTTCTACCGGTTCGATCATTGTACAGTCGAACTTTGACATGATCCGGATACCAGTCTACGATTTTACCAACGCGAAGTGATAAAATATCGTATGAATCGGTTTGAGTCGGATCATAATTTGTGTCCACTGGAACAATAGCTACGCAACCTTCATCTAGTAAAGACATAACAATATCTTGTTTAAATGCTCTACCAGTCTGGTCTTTATTAGCTTCGATCGTTAGACAAGTATTCAAGCCCGACTCTCTTGTCTTGGAATATCTACCATTTTCATCGAGTTGTACATGTCGAATATCAATCGCGGCAACGTCCATTGCAATTCGATTGTATACCGATGTTACTATAGATCGTTCATTCCCTCTACTGAACCTAGCACGATCGGGTCTGTACGAATAACTCGAACCGATGTCTCTATAATAAACCGTTGGATCTCGGTTATTATTAAAAACGTTCCAAGCACGTTTAAGTCTTGCCATTAATGTGTTGGCCATATAACATCCTCCTATTAACCTTTAACTTTTAAAGTATAATATTTAATAGACCCATCATACACAAGGGTATATTTATTACTTAATTTGTTAATGTATCGGTCAACCTTTTCTCTGGATGCTTCCGACCTATTTTTCAAACTGCTCACCTTCTTGCTATACAGATTTCTAACCAAAGAAGAAGACCATTTTGAATATTGCTCACTGGTCATGTACTTTTTAGCAATTGCATCTGTTCTAGCGTAATCGGTAGAGTTACGTTTATAACGATCGCTAGCCTGATCACTACGCGTGGACATACGGTTCAACTTTTGCTCGTATCTTAAGCCACGATTATAGGTGTTATCAGTACGTATCGACTTTCTTTGCGCTTGACTCGTCGCTCGGTTAGCAGCACTTGTCGCTTTTCTGAGAGAACCGCGGGTATCATCTAAATTTTTCGACAATACCGATCCTCTAACTCTTTCACCTGCGGCGGCTGCGTTCCGATTCTTCTGACCGGTACCAATGTATCTTCGGTCTTTACGAACACCCCATCTCATACCGAGGACACCGTAGTGTTT